TCTTTTCAATTTTATTTTTCATATCCACATCCCGTCCTTTTCCCACGGTAAGATGATTACCACCACATTAACATACAGATATATGACGTTTCATCTTGGTGTGACCTGTGAATACTGTGACGCTCTCTCCATTTATTGGTGGGCGACCAGTATCCCATACTGTGGAGTCACTCCAATTCCCGCTCTTCACTGTGCTCGGCATCCCTATTCACCCTACTAATAATCTCAAGGACCTCATCTAAACGCTCATCTAATGCTGATTCAATATCCTCAACGCTACATTCATCTATAGAAATCTCAATTAATCCATATTCTGGATGTAAATATTGCCTAAACCTGTTCCTGGGACAGTCGCTATCTATAGGGGACTGGATAAACTCGTTAATTAATCGCAAAATTAGTCACCACACCATCAACTGATAAGTTGAATAATAAATAATGTATAGGGTGGGGTTAGGCGTTGCCCTCACCAGGCACAATACCTGATTCGAGGAATTCCTTCGCAGCCTCCCATCCCATAAACTTAGCTATCGTTTTAGCGACACTCTGCCTCATCATATATGTATCTGCCCATGAGGTTATCTTAGGGGCCATAGTGGGGTAGCGCCTCCCAATAATATATGCAGTCGCAATCATAACCTTAAGGGGGGCGAATGACCCCCTGAAGCTTAGATTTAAATCCATAGGCTCCACCCCTTATCAGCAAACATTAGGTTTCCTCTCAGGGACCTGGCTGAGGTGGATGATCCTCCTCTTCGCCTGCCCCTCAAGGTCCTGCTTTACTTCGCTGTTACCATCGAAGGGTGAAGCCTGGTCCTTCGAGAAGACACACCCCTCGAGTGTCATAACCCTCATGGGTGGCTGCACATCATTATTGTAGAGGACGAGTGTGAATTCACAGCCACGCTCATACATCTCAGAGAGTTTCCCACCATCGAGAGCTCTTCGTATAGTAAAATCTATCTTTTTTCGCCCACTCCTTATACTATGGACATCCTTACTGTCACTGAAGTACATTGGGGTGAGTTCCCTTGTAGCGTTAACTGTGATCTCATAGACGGGTATCTTCTCCCCTTTTATCACGACGAGACCGGTTTCAAAGTAAGTCATATTTTATCCCCTCCAAATTATAGTACCATAAGGTTAATCTTTATCTCCCTCGCAGCATGGACTGGGGTGATGTAGAGTGCAACCCTAACCTTCCCAAGCTTCCTATCAGGTGCTGGTAGGATTGTTGCCTCAACACGATATGCTTCAAGGCCTTCCTCTGGGACATCTATGAGGGTGTTATCAGTGTATTTCATCTCGGAGAGGTAACTCTTAATATGCTCCTCGAGGTCAGTCTTAAATGATGGCGTGATCTGCTTGCCGAGCATCTCGAATGCAGCGTCATATGCGAGCTTGGCTGCATGCCTGACGATGCTCACGACTGCCTCCTCGTCTTCACCCTCCTCATTATCTGGCTGGACGGTTGTAACGCCCTCAGTTATTCTTACGCCGTCGAAGGACTTCATGAAGGTTATAACGCCATGCTCATTGAGGTCTTTGATGTCCTGTTTGGTGTATGGGTACCCTGGGGAGTGTTCGAGCGGGATCACATCAACGAAGAACTGATTATTGCCGATCCCGAGGCGCTTCCGTGGGTCTCCACCCCAGATTGTTTCACCATATGGGAGCTGAGACCTTTTACCGGCGACAGCCATGGTCGCCTGGTATGGCTCATACTCTACACCATTCTTATCTATGAGCCCCTGCCCAACGTATAGGACGCTCTGGTCATTATACACGGCAGCTGTAGCTATCTTTGTCTGTTTATTATCTGATAGTTTTCCACCTACAACAGCATATCTCCACTTATTACTTGTGGGCTTAGACATTTCTTTGGCGTGGATGGCATACTCGACCTGTACCTCTGTGAATGGACTGAGGCAGAATACTCCATTTATATCATAGTCTTCGAGTAAGGCGAGTCCGCTCCTATGGGCTGCTACAGCGTCACCCTCATTCGTGAGTGACCCGTCAGGGTTTGTCCCGCCACCGCTCTGGAATGTCCCGTCAACTCCACGAGTCTCATTTGCTCCTTCACCGAGTATTTTCCTTGCGAATGTGACTGGTGACCCCTCAGCCTTGAATTCGGCTTTGATTATCTCAGAGTCAGAGTTTATCCTATTGCAGAGCTGCTCTATACTTGCAACTCCAGTGTAATATTCTGTTGTAAAGCCATCCTCTTCGACTATGAGGTTGTATCCTCCACCGACAGACTCCTGGAGCGTAATGTAAATCGCATATGATCCAACATCCTTAGCTGTGAATATACAGAGCTCTTTTGGTGTCGTATCAGTACTCATTATAGTTTCAGTTGAGGCTGTGGCTTCACCCTTTGTTACCCTGACAATGTAGAGTCCCTGTCCACCTACACCCCAGAACCCATCAATCCTGTACTTAAATAGCTTGTACAGCTCCTGTGGGGTCTGGACGAATGTGGGTTTCAGGACTGGCCCCTTTGTTGTCTCGATACATGTAGCCCATATCCTGTCACTCGCTGGCTGCGAGGCAGCATAGGCGTTGCTCGTGTCAACCTGTATGGTTGGTATACCCTGAACCATATTAATCCACCTTCACATATTTTTCATATAACATTTTTAATTCTTCATAAGTTGTAAGGAAGTTTGGGGTCTCCCCTATCTTCTCCGCTATTATCAGGACATGGTATGGGTGTATCCCGAGGTGGGATGCGATCTCAACAGCCTTATATTTGGTGGCTGGCGCCTCCATGTCCTCCTTGTCTTTACCATTCTTCTTTTTCGCCATAAATCTCGACCTCCCTAACCCCACCAGCGGCTCTCTTGTCGCGTCCCTCACGGTATGTGATGAGGAATTCGTAGAGCCAGCAGCAGACACCGGGGTCTACAACCCCCACATAACTGTCCTCGGCTTTGACTATCGTCTGTATCCCGATATCCCATGATGTCTCCCCATTCGGGAATACGAGCCCATTTAATGCGAATGAGAATTTGAGGTTCTCAGGGCTGGGGTGATTCACGTATATCCCGTCATCTGTTAGCATCCATGAATTCGGGGTTGATATGATATCACTTAACCTTTCGAGGCGCTTGAGGATCAGATCATCGTCTTCGACCCTCGTAATATTATACTCCGATGTAATATTCGGGTTGAACATCACCCCCGAATCTACCACCCAATCTATGGGGTAATCGAATACTATTATCTCAACATCAGCGAAGTCCCTGATTCGGTTGATAAGGGCTGTCTTAGTCTTCATGAGATCGATAAGTCTTTCGGTGTATACCTCAACCTGGAATGTTGCAGTTGAGTATCCCACCTCAACTTTCCGTTTTGGGTTTTCTTCACAATAGTATGTCTCATAGGTGTGGTGGACTTTGTCGGTGAATGGTATGATGACTATCTGGTTATCCTCGGCCTCATGGAATCCACCAACATATATGGGGATGAGTTTGTTATCTACTGGAAGGAAGTATCCATCGTCGTATTCTTCCCCGCAAATGTACCTGAAGTGTCGGATAAGGTCGACGTCTCTCAATTAGTCCCTCCTTTTATGCCTGAGGTATCCTTCTGGTCTCTTCTTAGATATGGTTTTTGGTCGACCACTCGCCGCTCTCCCCTTCGCTAACCGGTATGCCTGCCTCTTGGTCCCCATTGGCATCGCTTCCGGGCGGCGGGTCCCGAATCGTCCACCGAATTTACTGGTCAGGTATAATCTGAATTCTTCTCGGCGACCATGCCATCGATAGTATCCACCCTTTATCCTGCTTATCTTCTTCATTCTTCGCTTATTGGCGCCCTTGTAGGCTGCGGCTCTACGGATGGGGCTGGCCCGATCTTTGAGTGGGGGGAGTGCGGGGCTCCGGCTATTGGTAAGTAGCGCTGTGATATTGTCGACGTCGAGGAGGAATTGTTGGAGGGCTGGTCGGAAGAATGGGTATGACCCTTTGAGGTTTCCGAGTCCATACTCGAGGACTATTGCATAGTCACGGCCTTTCTCGTCGAGGGCGTAGACGCCTACCATGTAATCGTTGGTCCCGACCTGGTCTATGTATACGCTATTGTAGAGGTTCCCTGACTCGTACAGTGGGGCGCCCTTTGTCTGGTTGTGGAGGATATGGTATTGGATGTATGCGGCGAGCATCTCGGCGGCCTTCTCGGGGAGTGTTCTCTCGAGGAACTCTGCCTCCGCATATGAATTCGCGAGTACTATGCGCCCCTGTTTTTCTGCCTGGGCGAAGTTGACTGTTAATTCGAGCAATCCGGGTCCTCCACTAATTCAATTTCATAATGGTTCCTGCGGCCGCGCCTATATAGGTCCCTATCGATGGATGTTATTCTGTAGCATATATTCGTTTTCGTCCCATCGCTGTTGGTGTGCTGGGCGAGTATCCTATAGTATGGAAGCCTTGATGGGTCGATATTGAAACTTGCTATAAAGTATCCTTTGAGGTCAGCCCCGGCCTCCCTGTACCCGTATGCCCCCTCACCGTATAGGGTCCTTGGGGATCTGATTATCCCTGTTAATTCGGCTCTCCTTATCCACTTTTTTTGTCTGTCGCCGAGTTCATCCTTTATATTTGTGTATGTTTTTTCTTCAAGATAGTATTTAGTGTTGGGGTTTAGGTGGCGCTTAATAATACCTTCGAAGGGCACTGCTGATCCCCCTCCTTTTCGCTGTTACGAGTGGATATTTTGCCCTTCGAAGCTCCGATATTGCATCATTGTATTCTTCGCACCACCCCCTATTTGTTCCCGCGAATCTCTCTGTTACGTCGCCGATCGTGTATGATTCGATGCGGCTAATGAGTTCTGGGTGGGTGCGTTCGAGGTGGCAGGCTATGGCAGCGTATAGGGCCCTCTGCGTCTTAGGGTTTGACTCGGCGATGCCGGTCTCCTCTATTATGTAGAGGGTGTATTGGTCTATTAGGTATTCGAGTGTTTCATCGTATTCATCCCCGGTTATGTTCAGGGCTAATTTTAGTTCCTCGAGTGTTATGAAGCCTGCCACCTACCTGTACCCCCCTTATATTTCGTATGGTAGGTCGTTGAGTATTAGGGCTCTTTCTTCGTCGCTCATCTCGTATAGTTTGCGGCCACTGTTGAGGAGCGCTTCTCTTTCTTTCATGTCGGCCTTGGTCCTTGCGAGTCCCCTGGATACGAGGTCGTCGAAGACTTCCTTGTCGAGTTCTTTGGTTTCGCCTTTCTTGAATGTTATGATACCTGGGGGTATCTCTGTGATTATTCGGCTCCCATCTGGAGCTACTTTGACGTCTGCGAATCGGACCTCGAATTCTTCTGCGGCTGTGTCTCCATCGAATCTGACTTTAACCTTTTTTGTTTTGGGTGCTGCCAAGTTTGTTCACCTCAAATAAGAAAATTTTAGGTGGTGAAGGTAACCCTCTTACTGGAGGATTATCTTCCTTATTGCTTCTGGTCGTAGGACTGCTGGTTTCTCGTATGCGATCATCTGGACCTTTTTGGTCCTGCGGTCATAGTCCCTGAATGCTTCGACTTTCATATCATCGAGGAGGACGAGCCATAGTGGGTTGACTGATGTGTCCATTACGATGACGGTTTTTGGTGGCATCTCTGGGACTTCTACGAGTCTCATACCAGCGATCCTTGCGTTTAGGCGGCCCTCATTGTATGCCTGTTCGTTGGTATCGGATAGTGTGAGTACTCTGACATCGTTGAGTAGCTGGGCGTATTCATCTGGGCCTACGAGAACTGTGTCTGGGTTTATACCCTGTTTCCTTAGGTATGCCTTTGCGTATGTTATGTCTTCGTATGTTATCTGTGTGTAGAGCCCATTGGTCTGGGACCCTGCGCCTGCGATGAGTGTGTTTATGATGTCCTCGTTTTCTTTCCTGACCATCCTCTTGGCGGCCTCTTTGAGTTCTCGCTCCATTAGGTCGCCGTAGAGGTCGACGATCTCTGCTTCATCTGAGAATTCGATAGCTGTGGCGTTTGCGACGACTTTAACATCGGCTGTTGAGATTACCTGTCTAACGGCTGGTATCTCGGTGGCCTCTACGGCTTCGACGGCTTTCCCTGTACTCTGGGATTTTGGAATGTTGGCGGTGAATGTTCCGCTTATCCTGTATGGGAAGCAGATATCCCTTAGGTTTGATAGGGCTTCGATTTCCTCGAGGATCATCTTCTCGAGGTATGGCTCCCATCTTATCTTTGATGATGTTATACCTGAGAATTCTTCTATTGACTGCATCATGATCACTTCCTTATGTATATGAGTGCTGGGATTACTCCACCTGAACTGGTTGTGGTCCCCATTGCTACGCCGCAGATTGAGAGGACTTCGGCGGCTGTTGGGGTTGCGGATATTGTTGCTGCTTTGAATGCGCCGTCTTCATCGAGGGTTATGTAGCTACCGTATGATACGGCCCCGTTGACTTTGACTTCTATGATGCCATCGTTTAGGACGCCGACTGCTTCACCGGCTTTGACGCTTCTTGCTCCGGCTTCGCAGGATATGATGACGCCTGCGAATCTCTTTGGGTCTGTACCGATTTTGACTGTTCCGGCCTGTGATCCGAATATTACTGCCTTGCCGACTCCTGTGTCGGATATTGCGTTTTCGATGTCTTCTTCGGCCCCGAATTTGATGGCCATTCCTTTCTGTATCTGCATATTATCACCTTGATTGTTTCTTCTCTATCAGCCGCATGAGTCTGTCGGCGGCTGCGTATATGTTTGTTTCGTTATTCTGGGCTGCTCGTGCTTTGATATTGGCGACGGCCCTCTTGTATACGAGTCCACCTTTGCCGTATGGATAATGGTATGTTCCGGCCTTGTCTGGGGCTCCATCTGGGTCCTTTGCGAGGTGGTAACTCGCGTATTCTTTTATATCCCCGCCGAAACTTGTCAGGCTTGGCTTACTCCATGGCTTTTCTGTGATTTTGCCCTGGTTGATTAGGCTGACAGCTTTCTGGTATGCGGCTTGGTTGATAGAGTACAAGTGCTCATCCCCCTTTTTATTGTCGTGTATCACTCCATGGGGAGGGTTAGTCTTTGAGCATGCTCATGAAGACTTGTCGCCTGAATTCTGGTGATTTTATGTCTGGATCCTGAGCCTCGAATGGGGCTTCCTTGGTGACCTGTTCTTTGCTGGGTTTGGGTGCCCTGAATTTTTCTACGAGTTCTTTAACTGCTTCTCTTGCTTCTTTGCTGTATGTTAGGAGTTCTTCGACGCGGTCTTCGAAGTTTGCCTTCTCGGTTATGCTTTTCTCTATCTCTGCCCTTACGATTTCCTCACAGGCGAACCTTTCCTCTTTTGCCTTGTATTCTTCGACTGTGGCTTTGAGTTCTTCGAGCTCCTCTTCGAGGTCCTTTATGGTTTCATCTTTGATTTTGAGGGCCTCTGAGTATTCGATTGATTTATCTGTCTTCTCTTTTAGTTCGGCTTCGAGCTCGTTTATCTTATCTGGGAGTTTGGATAGCTCTTTGTTCTCAGATTCGAGTTCCTCGAGTCTGGATTTTAGCTCTTCATTCTCTTTTTTGGACTCATCAATCTTTTCTTTCATTATATCATCCTCTCTGGTGATTTTCTCTTTGTTAGCTTTGAGTTCCGCTATGAATGCGGAGTCGACCTGGACGGTTGTTGACGTGTCGGCGCCTATGGCGACGAGGCTGAGTTCATGACAGGATATGTCCTTTGCTATTATGTGGGCCTCGTCGAACCAGTGGCTGCATTTTCTGAAGTCTTCTCCGCATTCTGAGCATATCGGCGTGAAATGGAATCCTATTGATACGTTCTGGATGAGGCCCTTCTGTATCTTGCTGGCTATTGGGTCATCATGGTCGACTATCGCGGAGTATTTGACTGCATATGTGCCGTTGTCATCGGTGGGCTCTGCCATGTTGACTTTGCCGACGATATTGTCGACGCTGTTCTCATGGTCTTTGAGGAGGGGCACCCCCCTCAGGGTCTCCGCGATGTTCTTCATCTCTGCCCCGGGGACTTCGATTGTATTGTTATGGTATAGGCCTTCGTGGACGGCGAGTCCTGTTATGGGGACTGAGCCGCCTTCGTCCTTGGGGGCTTTTGCTTTGAATGTGTTGGTGAAGTTTATTGTGGGCAATTATACCCCTCCGTTAGTTATACTTATATATATATTTTTTCTTCCTTTATAAAGATGTAGGTTCGGGTGTATAAAAAACTCGTCTTTCATGATCATATTCGACTCCATCAATACGCTGAAGCCTCACAGAAACCATTTTTGGGGTCACCCCAACCCTTGAGACAGTGTACTCCTCGAGGAGAATTCTAACGATTTCCCTGGATGATAATCCGTTACTCCGTGACACGATCTCATATAATGCTGTGTCGAGCGCCTCATAGGTTGAGACTTTCACGGTTACCCTCCAATGTCTGGTTAACTGAGAAACAGATGAATCGTTCCGAGCCACATTTTGGGCATACGTAGGCCCGGAGAACCTTATCTGACCATAATATATTACAATCAAGGCATTTACACATCAAATGATTTCACCCCAGTAAGTGGACAGCTTCTATGCTCGTATCTGATAGGATCCGGTAACCTCGCCTCTTAGCTTCCTCGCAGAAATAGACGTCCTCGCCCTGCTCATGATATCCATATCGGACCCCTGAATCGATAGCCCCCTTCGGGGTCAGGTAGGCGGCGCCCGTAACATCAACCTCCATGACGCCCCCATCTGGTTGGATATGCTTATACCTGTTGTTATCTTTGATCATAATGTTATAGACGGGTATGTTATGATGGTTTTTGACGAGGCATGAAATTATAGCATCATCATATATGAGGAGCTGGTTAAGGGTGTGTCTGGGGATTAGGATATCGCTGTCTACACTGAATATGTGTGTGTCGGTGTCGCGGGCGAAGGTTAGCCATATGTTCCGTATCTTGGCGATATAGTCATAGTCTCTCTTTCCTGTACGGGAATCTGTATATGATGAGTATAGTTTCCCGTAGGATACGTGGGCGTATTCGTCACCGTATTCGTCTATGTATTCGAGGATTATATCTGTGGTACTATCAAGTTGGGGGCCGTTCACGAGGAATGATAGGTGTAATTCTTGTTTCGGGTAATCAAGGCTGTATATATGATGGAGATAATCGGGGAGGGTGTGTGCCCTGTTCTGGACAGGGCACCCGATCATTATAGTCACCCCTACGCCACCTCGTCCTCGTCGACCTGTTCCTCTGCGAGGCACTGCTCCTTGTATTGGTCTTTATGTGACTTAGAGGTGTATGCGTCGAGGACTCCGAGAGCTATTATTATTAGGGCTGACATGGTTGGGTCTACTTCGTTGGTCTTCGCCATTATAGTGTCGCGGTTAGCGAGGACTATACCTGCTACTGTTATTAGGAGTGTTGTCCCATAATTTAGTATTTTGTTTACGTTCATCATTCTTCATCTCCTACTTTGGGTTCTTTTACTTCGGATGGGTCTTTCCGGCGGCCAGGCCTTACGACCTCCGGGCTTGGGAATAATTCTATGTCTTCGACTGGTATGGCTTCTCCGTGGAATCCGAGGGTGTTCCTGGCCTCTGTCCTTGTGATGAGTCCTTTGTCTATTGCTGGTATGAGCCATGTTATGGCTTTACTGTTTTCTTCGACTGCGAGTATTGGAAATGAAATGTATATCCTATGATAGTCTTCTCCCTGAGTGTATCCTTTTGCTTCGAGGTATGGTTTGAATAGTTCCTCTACGAGCATATCGCCAAGAGCTTCCTGGAGGTCCCTGATGGTTGATAGGTATGCCTGCATTTGTCTGGTTGTGACGGATAGGTTGTCTCCTTTCATCCCGAGGAGTTGGAGTGGGACTCCGACTGTTATACCGAATATTTCGAGCTGTCCTCGGAGAATGGGTACAAAGTCGGCCATGTTATCATCGGTTCCGATGACTCTTGCTTCGACCTTGCTGTCTGTGGCGATATCGTTTCCTTCGCGGAATTGTTGTTCGAGTGTTTTTAGGAAGTTGATGAGGTCTTCTTCTTCGACGGTTAGGTCTGGGAATCCTGTGTCGAGGGCCCACTGGATTATTGGTAGAGCGTATCTGTCTACGATTATTGCGAGGTTAAGTTGTGTGTTGAGTATGAGTTCGAGTATGGTCATTATTGGGGCGAATATGCTTGTCCCGTATAGTTCGCCGGTTTTCTGGTCCCTGGGGATTGGTATGAGTTGGTGTTTTTGGAGTTTTATCCGTCCGTTGAGGCCCATGTACGTGTAATCTTGGATTTCTCCGTCTTTGATGTTTGGTGTGACGTAGGATGGGTGTATGGGGAATGCGTCTCGTGGTTCGTCGCCTTCATATTCTATGTATAGGAATGCTATCCCATATTTGAGCATGTCTTTAAATAGTGATCTGAGTGTTCGGCGGTTGATTAGGTGATCTATCTTTTTGATTTCCATGGTTAGGTCGTGGTTTTCGGTGCCGTCGATGTTGCTTATTGTTATGTCATAGTTGAGTCGGGATGCGTCGCCGACAATCTTGTTGATTATTGTGTTCATTATTGTTTTTTCGTATAGGGCGTCGATTAGTTCATAGTCTAATTGGTATGAGCCGCCTTCGGTTACGAATGTGCTAATGTTTCGCATTGTGGCGGCTGGGTATCGTGTTGGGGTGGCTGGTCCTCCTTGGCGGGCGAATATTGTTTTCATCTTGTTGATTAGGTTCATCTTAGTATACCCCTCCTTTTTAGGATTTTGTTTGTGCTGGCTTTTAGGGGGTTTGCCCCTACGGTTATGGTTTTGAGTATTGAGCTGCCTGTGTTGACGATGTCGAATGACCTGTTTCCTTGTGGTGTTTGCTGGAAGCCTCTTATGCATAGGAGTAGGGAGTCTATGTGGTCGTCTGTTCCTCCGCCGGGCTTGGCGTATCTGATGGTTCCTTTGTCGGTTATTTCTCTTTGATAATTGAGCATCTCTGAGTATAGGTGGTGGTTGTATATGCTGGTTACTTTGCCGGATTCTATGAGTAGGGCTCCGGCTTCGACGAGTTCTTGTTTTTTGCGGGCGTTTCCGAATACGTATGGTTCTACTGGGAATGGTGCTGCGCGATTTATTTGTTCGGCGACTGGGGCTCCGACTCCTGTTGCGTCGAGTACGCATTTGCGTATGTTTGGGTATGATCTGGGGAGTTCGCCGATGATATAGTTGATTATGGTTTCGTATTGTGTGTTGAGTGGGAATGTTACGATGTTGATTATGTGCAAGTGGTCTCCGTGAGATTCTCCGATGGTTATGACGCTACTGTTTCTGGCTTTTCCGATGTCTACTCCTACGTAGCATTCGTTGTTTGTTTTGTGGATTGGTGTGCTGGTTCGTCTCATCATGTTGTCGACGATGTCTTGTGGGAATACTTGTCCGACGTTGTCCATCCATTGGAGGCAGTATTCTCTGAGGAACATTTGTTCGCCCATTTGTCGGCGGTCGGCTTCGAGTTCTTCTGGTTTTATTCTCCATGTTCCGGTGTCGATTATTTTGCCGTTTTCGTCGAGTATGGCTGTGGGGCGTTGGAATACGATGAAGTCGTTGTGGTCTTTGGTTTCTGGTTCTTTGTGTATGCCGTCTGGTTTTATATACATTTTTGCGTCGCGGTATATTTCCCAAAATCTTCCTTGTCGGCCGAGGGGTGTTCCGCTGTAGACCATCCATTTTTCGCCGGGTTGTCCTCGGAGGATGGGTATGAGGATGCCGTATACGTGTTGTGGTATGAGCTGTGCTTCGTCGAAGAATAGGTATCTTGCTCCTCGTCCGAGTTGACTGAATCCTTCTCCTCCTGCTGTCGCGAGGTTTATTGTGCTTCCGTTTTTGAGTACGAGTTTGGTGACGTTTATTTTTTTGAATAGGTCGAGTAGGTATTCGCTGCGTTCTATTTGGTTGTGGAGTTCTGATCCGACGTCGTCTGCTTGGCTTTGGCTGGGTAGGACTCCGAGTATTTTTAGGCTTGGTGTGAATATTGCTTTGTGGAGTATGTCGAATGTGAGTGTTGTTGTTTTACTCATCCTTCGTGCCCAGAATAGTTGGCGGTATGGGTGTTGGCATCTGAGGAATTGTTTTTGGTGTTCTTCGAGTTTGTATGGTTTGCCGTCTGGGGCTTTGAGTATGTTTTCTACGAAGAATACGGGGTCGTCGCGACATTTTTCTATGAATGCGAGTTTGTCTTCGTATGTCACCATGTTCATTTATATATACTTGTTCGTACTAATATAAATAGTTTTGGTTTGCGCGAACAAATTTTTACTCTTAACCGAAAAGTTTATATATGTGTTTGGTGTATATTATTATTATGAGGCTGTATACTTATCCGCCGAGTGGTGTTAGGTGGCGGTATATTTTGAGGAAGATGAATGACCCGGTTAGGGATTGTGAACATGAGATAATTGATTGTGGAGTGTACCAGTTGCTTAATCCTCCATACCGGTATACTGATGAGTTCCTGGATATGTGGAGGGGGTTGGAGCCGAATGGCTGGAAGGTTGTCCCGGATTTCCCGGATATTCATGGGGAGTTTGGGAGTGATAAGGTGATTGATAATGTTGAGGAGTCATGGAGGCTTCTCGTGGAGTTGTATGACCCTGATGATGAGTCCCATCTCCCGGTGATTCAGTCCCGGTATCATGATATTCATAGTCATCGGGATTATCTTAAACGTTTTCAGCGGGAGTATGGTGATGTTGAGCGGGTGGCTGTGGGGACGGCTCCGAAGGCCCGGTATAGGATGTTTGTTGAGAAAGCTTTGATGGAGGTTCGTGAGGCGTTCCCTGATGCATGGGTTCATGCGTTGGGCTTGAATGGTCGGTATTTGTGGGCTGCGGCTAAGTATGTTGATTCTTTTGATACGATGTCGTGGACTTATCCGCGGGGTCGGGGTCGTGGTTCGGCTCGGAGCAAGAATGAGAGGATTAATTTTTTTTATGAGTATGTTGACTCGTGTGCCTGTAAGTGTGAGAAGGTTGGTGTTGTATGGGATGATGGGTTCTGGTAGGATTGGGTTATGGTTGAATGAGTATGAGCATAGTCTTGTGAGCGCCTTGAATGTTGAGTTGATTGGTTTTAGTAATAGTGGTTCGTATCTTCTTGAGGAGTGGAGGTGTGGTGATGTGAAGGTTGGTGTTGTGGGTGATGTTGATTTGGAGGAGGGCCTGGTCGATGTGCGGCTCGTTGCAAGTCGCGGCGGTGGGGATTCCTGGTGGTTGGGTGGGGATGATTGTGTGGTGGTTGATGAGGGTTGTGTTGTTGATGAGTTGATGGGGCGGTGTATTCGTTTGCAGAGTATGGTTTATGCGTGTCTTTCGAGGTGATATGTGTGGAGCCTGTAAGTGTTAAGTTGAAGGTTTTGGATGATGTGAATGTTTTGATCGGTGAACTTGGGAATATGTTTTTGGAGTGGTATGATGCGGGTGTTAGGTTTCCGCGGGTTGAGTTGTCTGTAGAGCATCCGGATTATCGTGGCTTGTTTGTTGGTATTGTGAGGGGTGAGGTTGGCGTGTTTGGTCATTATCGGGGGTCGCCTGAGGTTTCGTTGGTGGACCCTGAGCAGTTTGGTGTTGATGAGTTGTTGGATGTGAAGGGTTTTCTTGGTGTGGCCCGGTTGAGGTGGGCTCGGCTGGTTCTTGGTGTTGAGGCTGCGGCCTCGCTTTAATTTTTTGTAGATTTGTTGGGGTGTTCGTGGGATGACGAGTGATGTCTTGGGTGTTGTGGATTTGTTTTGTGGTTGTGGTGGTTTTAGTGAGGGGTTTCGTTTGGCGGGGTTCGAGGTTTTGGGTGGTGCGGATTTGGATGAGTATCGTGTGTTGACGTGTAGGTTGGGGGATGTTGTTGGGCGTGTTGGTGTTGGTGGTTTGTTGGATTATCGTGGGTTTTTGAGGGGTGAGTTGGGTTTAGATGAATTTTTGGTGGAGTATGGTGATGTTTGTGGTGATTTTAGGGTTATGGATTTGTGTGGTGGTGAGTTTGGGGTTGATGGGGTTGTTGATGGGGTGATTGGGGGGTTTCCTTGTCAGCCCTTTTCTCGTGTGGGTAGGGCGAAGATTTGTGACCCTGATGGTGATGGGCGTGTTGGGTTGTATAGGGTGTTTTTGGATTATGTTGAGAGGTTGAGGCCTTTGTTTTTTGTAGCTGAGAATGTGCCGGGGTTTCGGTCTGCTGGTGGGGGTAGGGTGTTTCGTGATTTTGTGGGTAGGGCTGAGGGGTTGGGGTATGGTGTTGTGGATGTTGTGTTGGATGCGAGTGATTTTATGGTTCCTCAGGGGCGGCGCCGGTGTTTTGTGTTGGGGTTTGTTGATGGTGTTCCTGATGGGTTGTGTTTTGGTGGTGAGGCGTGGGATGGCTTGCTGTGGGATGTTTTTATGGATTTGCCGGTGATTGAGGCTGGGTTTAGGGATGAGGGGTTTTTGGAGTATTGTGGGCCTTCGTCGGAGGTTCTTGTTCGGGCGGGTATTGGTGGGTCTATTGTTGGTGGAGTGCGTAATCATGTTTGTCGGGGGCATAATGTGAGGGATTTGGGTGTGTTTAGGTTTGTTGCTGATGAGTGGTATCGGCGGGGTGTTAATGTGAGTCAGTATGATATTCCTGGTGATTTGTGGGTTAATGATGGGAGTGGTCGGTTTAGGGATTTGTTTCGTGTTTTGGGTGGTGATAAGCGGGTTGGTCATACTGTGTTGGCTAATTTGTCGCGGGATGGTAGGAGGTTTATTCATCCGTTGGGTGGTAGGAGTGTGTCGGTTCGTGAGGCTGCTCGGTTGCAGGGTTTTTGTGATGATTACTTTTTTGTTGGGCCTATGACGAGGTGTTATGGCATGATTGGTGATGCGGTGCCGCCTGGTTTGGGTTGTGGTGTTGCTCGTGGTGTTTTGGATGTGATTGGTTAGTTGGGAGGTGTTTGTTGTGTTATTTGCGTCTTTTGCTCGGTATGTTGATGGTTTGAGGCTGTCTGGTGATTTTTCGTATTTGGATACGTTGGATGATCCTTTTGCTTGTAGGTTGTTGTTTGGTGAGTTTGGCTGTTGTGGTTTTCCTGAGGGGGTTGAGCCTGGTGAGGGTGTTTGTCGAGTGTCCTGTGAGGATGTTGTGTTGGCGTTGGAGGATGGTGATGTTGGTCGTGTTTGGGGTGATTTGGGGGTGTTTGAGCGTGATGTGTTGAGGGATTTGTTGTGTGGTGGTTTGGGTTTGGATTTGAGTCGTGTGGTTGATTATTGGGTTGGTGCTCGTGGGGTTAGTGTTGAGCAGTTTAGGCGGTTGTTGGGTGTTGGTGTTGGCTTGAGTGATTTGGTTGGTTGTGTGTTGGAGGGTCATTTGCAGCCTCCTGTTCGTGTTGGTGGGGGGTATCGTCCTGTGGAGCCTGTTCCTCTGAGGGGTAGGCCGGTGTTTCCTGGGTATGTTTGGTTGTGTGGTGGGGATAGGTTTGTGATTGTGTTTGATGGTGAGGTTTGGAGTGAGGGTGTGAATCCTGATTGGGGTGTTTGTGGTTTGGTGGATGTTCCGTGTGTGTTGTCTGGTGTTGAGTTGGGTGGGGAGTTTTTTGTTGATGATGTGTTGTGTTGGGATGGGTTGTGGTTAGTTGGTCGTGATTGGCGGGTTAGGTGGAGGTTTTTGTCTGGTTTGGGTGTTTGGACGGTGCCTGGTTTGTGGGTGAGTGATAGGTTGGAGTTGGCTCGTGTTTGTAGGGTTTTGGGTGGTGGTTTTCCGAGGTTTAGGGTTTGTTTGGGTGATATGTTTTGGCGTGAGGGGTTTTTGGTTGAGTTGTTGGCTCGTGATGGTGGTTTGTGGACTGGGGATGATGTGATGGTGTTTGAATGTGATTTGGAGTATGGTGTTTATAGGGTTGATCGTGGTGGTCGTGTGTGGGGTATGGGGTCTTATCCTGATTTGAGTGTTG